GGGTGAATTCCACACTACCAAATCAGGAAAGGTACTACCTAAATGGTATAACTTACCACCATCAGAAAATAGGGCAAAGATCAGATCAAAGACATTCCCTGGGATTGCCGAAGCTATGGCAAATCAATGGGGTCAATATTTAATAAATTTAAAAAAATGAAAAAAATAATCAATAGTTTTACACCTAGCAAGCAGGATCTATTCAGCATACAGTCTACCTTGATTTCTATCTTTGTGCTGTCTCATTTTAAATTTGAAATAGATCTTCTATTTATTGTGATAGTATCCCTGTACACTATTGGGATGGACTTAATCTATAAGGCTTGCAGATAAAGAAAATATGAAAATATTAACTGAACAAATCAAAGAAGCATCCAAAGACTTCTACAAAAAAATGGTATATAAGCAAATTGAAAAAGCGTACTACACTTATTCAATTAATCGAAATGAAATTACATTACCTTTAATGAAAGTTAATGGCAGATATTTTGTTTACATTCTTAAAAAAAATCAAGAGGTAATTTATGTAGGCAGGACTAAGCGTATATACGATAGACTGGTATCTCATAAATCTAAAAAGGATTTTGACAAGGTGGCTTTAATTGAGTTTATTGATCAGGGTCAATCAAGAGATTGTGAATATTATTTGATAAAATATTACAAGCCTTCTTTAAATAAACTATGGGTGACTACAGGACTAAACCAATATGATACAATTCAAGATCAATGAAAAGCCTCTTTCAGTTAATGGGGCATTTCTAGGAAGGAAGATAAAGTCAGCAGCCTACAGGGAGCATGAAAAGACTATGCTTCTCAGGATGCCTGCAGGAAAAGTAGATCCTGATGTGATGCTTCGGGTTGAATTGTTTTTCGGATTCAGCAGCAAAGCATCCGACATTGACAATGGGATCAAAGTAACGCTTGACATAGCCCAAAAGAAGTACGGCTTTGATGACAAGATGGTCTTTGAATTGAATGTGAGGAAGTGCATAGTGAAGAAGGGGGAAGAATTTATACAGATGGGGATCTATAAGATGCTACCTTTTTAGACAAAATTTGCCCTTTCAATTTGCATATTAATTTTTATCCTATATTTGAAGAAATAACAAACCAAATGAGCGTAGAAGAAGGAAGATTTATAAGACAGGCTAGGAAGAAAAGCGGCTTCACTCAGTTAGAACTCTGCAAGAAGCTAGGGCTATCTCATGCACCTATCAACCAAGTTGAAAACGGATGGGAATCTATCAGCCTTTTCAATCTTAGAATGATATGTGAGGCTATAGGATTAGAAGTAGTAATCAAAGAAAAGAAAAATACCTAGTCAGGTGGCGGAAAGTGTGCCCTGTTTTTACGGGAAGTACATGGGAAGACGCACATACAACGAAGGGTGTGTACAGCCCAACCAAAAAGAGAGTTGTATGGTGGTATAAATACAGGTTCGAATCCTGTCCTGACTACAAGGCTAAGCGATCCCACCTGCCTACAATTGGGATGTGAGGTGTTAGTAGGTAGCCTTCCTTATTACGATAAATAAAAAATATAATGCCTAAAATGCTTCCCAAATCCCGACTAGACTACTCGCTAGAAATCCGCTATAGGCTTTCAAATGGGGAGTGGTCAAAGTGGATGAATAAGGGGAAGGGTAGCTTTCAAACTATCGAACTAGTACAGCAACAGATAAGGCTTCTTGCAGCCTCATATAAGGGCAGAGAGAAGGAAGTGAGGTTTGAATGGAACGGATGGCTATGCGACTATGCAGGGCTTCCCACGGGCGAAGTAATAAGCCTCAAATGAAAGCAATTGAATGGCTATATGACAACGAATTCAAATATGTATTTCAGAACATAGGAAAAGACCTATGGGAAGATCTAAGGCAAGAGGTAGCGGTCATAGTCCTGGAATATGATCAAGGTAAACTCAGGGAATTAGAAGCCAAGGGGAAGCAGGTCTTCAAGTTTTGGATAGTAAGGATCTGCTGCAATCAAACGAATAGCAAATATGGGAAGTTCGGAAGGATGTATGCAGCCCTAGTACCTGTGGAGGATATAGTCAAGTTCATCAATGAAAAGGAAGAAATAGATAACAGCCAAGCAGTAGCAGACTCAATTTCAAAGATAGTGCAGGGGCTATATTGGTACGATCAAGAAATACTCAAGATGTATGTGGAACTAGGATCAGTTAGGAAGGTCTCAAAGCAGACAGGCATTCCACACACTTCAATTTTTATAACCATTAAAAACATTAGAAAATGTATCAAGCAGCAACTAGTATACTAGGATCAATTGGGATAACTCTGATCTACTTCTACATCCTAAATATTCCTGCCCTATTTACAAGGGTAACAAAGCGGAAACTAGTTAAGCCTTTCTCATGCTCCTTCTGTATGTCCTTTTGGATCAGCCTGTTTTTTCTAATCTTAAAAACGGATTTGCTATCTGCGATATTTATATCTAGTATAGTACCCTTCATCTATCTTTATGTGGAGGATCATTTCACTAATAAATTTGAACTATGACACCTGAAGATCACGAACTATTCAAGAAGCACTTTGAACTCTATGAGTGCTATAAAAAGCACGCTTTCATCCGAAACTATTCCAAGGAAGTATATGCTGAACTTATTCACTTGTATACTACCTATGTTAACCCAAAGCATAACTTCTCACATTGGTGCAGTAGCTGTAGGGCAGAACTAGTTAACTATCTATACGGGTGGTACACGAATGAGGAGAACACTACCTGGTACAGAAAGCAGCAGGAAGAAGAAGCAGCGGAGGCATTGAAATCGGAGCAGGTAGCATTCACCACAGAAGCACCGGTGATCGAAAACAAGCCCGTTAAGAGAAGAAGAAAATCAACCAAATAAATAACACATGGACAGCAAACAAAAAACTAGACTAGGCAACGGAAAGAAAAGAAGCGGATCATGGCTAACTGCTGCGATCTGCTTATCCGATGCTGAGGCACATTCTTACACCTACAACGGGAAGAAGTATGTGAATGTCAATATCAACATCAATGACAAACCGAATGACTACGGCAAGGATGTTGTTATTACCCTAAACGATTATAAGAAAGAAGAAAATAATAACCCACAGGTTAACAAGATGCCTACTGCACCTGTACCTTACCAAGCAGAAGAATACGATCTACCATTTTAAAAACCACAAACCATGTCAAACTTTCAATTGAATTTCAACAGCCCTAAGAAGGTAGTAAGCATCACCCTAGATGAGGAAGAAGGAATCTTTCAACTAGCGTATTTGTTTAAGAAGTTGCTAGATGATGCAGGTATCAAGAACAAAGTAGAGGAGAAAGATGTAGAAGTAGTAGAGGCTACAGAAGAGAATAGCAACTAAAAAGACAAAAATCCACAAAATGGACTTAAAAAAGAAAGCATTTCTTGAAGCCTACAGAAAGGCCTTTGGTAACATATCAAAGGCCTGCAAGGCTACCAATATGGATAGGGGTACTTTCTACGATTGGAAGGTCAAAGATCCTGAGTTTCTATCTGCCTTGGAATCCATTGAGCCTGATGAAGACTTCGCTGATTTTGTGGAGGATGCCCTAGTAGAAAAGATTAAGGATAAAGATACTACTGCTATCATTTTCGCCTGCAAAACAAAACTTAAAAAGAGGGGCTATATTGAAAGGCAGGAAATAACGGGCGCAGATGGCAAGAAACTATTCGAGGTGAAGATCGTGGATGACGGCAATTAGCATCAAAACAAATAAGGTATTCCGCCATCTTGAAAGCAGCAAATCAAAGATAGTAGTTCAGCAAGGTGGCACTAGATCAGGGAAGACCTACAATATCCTTCTTTGGATTATTTTTTCATACTGCCAAAGAAACGAAGGTAAGATCATCACCATCTGTAGGAAGACCTACCCTGCTTTAAGGGGTACTGTCATGCGTGACTTTTTAACTATCCTCAAGGATCACGAGATCTACTCAGAAGATGACCACTCAAAGACAGCATCTGAATACAAACTAAATGGCAATACCATTGAATTCATTTCTTTGGATATGCCTCAGAAGATCAGGGGTAGAAAGCGAGATCTACTTTTTGCAAATGAGGCTAATGAATTGACCTTTGAAGATTGGCAGCAGCTACTATTCAGAACCAATGAGAAGGTGATTATCGACTTCAACCCTTCGGAAGAATTTCATTGGATTTATGATCAGGTCCTTCCTAGAAAGGATGTAGAATTCTATCAGACTACCTACAAGGATAACCCATTTTTAGGGGCAGAGATCAAGGCAGAGATTGAAAGACTCAAGGAGATAGATGAAAACTATTGGAGGGTCTACGGCTTAGGAGAAAGGGGACAGAGCAGATCCCTAGTATATACCTTCAGTACTACCAAGCAGATCCCGAAAGAGGCGAAACTTGTAGCCTATGGGCTTGACTTTGGATTTAGCAATGATCCTACGGCATTGGTAAGAACTTACATCCTAGATGATGCCATGTATGTTGATGAATTGATCTATCGTACAGGCATGACGAACCAAGACATAGCCAAAGAGATGCAGAGCCTAGGACTTGACAAGGCGAATGAAATCTTTGCTGATTCAGCAGAGCCAAAAAGCATTGAGGAAATATACCG